GCAATGATTGATTCTGTATCCATTGCTTCATAATCAGTGTATAACTGAATACGAAGTGTTTGGTAGTTCATCGTTGGGTTATATGGCATATTAGCACCATAGCGATGTAACTTTGTGTATCTATCAATTAAAGCGTTTGTTTTTACGTTTCCGTAGGCTTGTATTCTATCTACATCTATCGTTCTCAACTGATTACCCCCAACATTTCTGATGATGACGTCTGTGGAGAATAATCGTCTTAATCTATTAAATAAGCCTGAGTTTTGTTCAGCCATTTGTGTTTTATTATGTCAATAAATATTTATAACCTAAAATAACCATGTGATATCTTCTCCACCGTGTGGAGTTTCTATTCGATATGGGTTAGGCATTCCGTTTGGTAAAGTTGGCATATTTCCCGGCCCTCCTTTAGTGCTAGATATTCCACTAATAGCTGCTCTAGCTAAATCTAAACCTTGTTGATGAAACTTAATACCAGTATCTCTAGTAAAAAGTCCAATTCCTAATGCCATCACTAAGTCATCATTATAACCGCTTTGTGCTTGAGCTTTTCCATTTTGCCATACAAATACACGTAGCTCTTCAAGCAGACGTTTAGAATGAAAGACGAAATGTCTTTCTCTAATATACGCCTCCATTTTGGAGATAACAAGTGGTCTTGTTTTAGTTGACATAGTAAAGCCAGGAACTGTTTGGTCAGATTCCATCTTAGCCATCCATTTATCCATATGCATTTCACCGTAAGCACGAGGGGAATAATGTAGATTTCTATAACCTTTTTCTATAATAGTATTAATAACATCCCACCCTACGTTAGCATTTTCAGGTACTATTAATGCATTATTATATTCTGATGCTACTGATACTAGCATATTTCCGTATTCTCTAGTACCTATCTGCGATTTATATTCAGCAACTTGTTCACACGCTTCAACATCAATGACATGAAACGCAGAAAAGTCACTACCATCACCGCGAGCCACGTCAGCACATATAATATAAGACTTACTATAATCAGGATACTGCCAAATCCAAAAGTCGCCACCCATGAAACGACGTTCAATAGGATCTTGTATAAATGTTTGCTCATAAAAAGATAATAAATCATTTTCAATTACTGAGTTGCCAGATCCTAAAAAGTCACAATCATATTCTTGAGCAAATTCACGTGGTGACATGTTTGCTCGTTCTGTTTGTTCCCACTGCTCATCTCTATCAGGGTGAAGATTCCATTTTAGCTCTATTGGAAAAAAGTCATTTTTACCAATTTGAGCTTCAGTATACATCTTATGAAACCAGTTTCCAATACCGTTAGGAGAAGACAATGCTATGATACCTCCACCAGTAGCAATGGTTGGTTTAATACTAGTGTATATTTTATCAATACCCTCGATAAACGCAGCCTCATCTATTAGTAGCAAAGATACGGCGTAGGATCGACCTGCATCTGATGCTGCTGATGTAGCTACAATTTGAGAGTTATTAGCTAGTTTGAGTGATAGTTTATTATCTGATATTGGTTTTTGATTACCACGAAGCCAAGCAGGGAGATTATTGTACATAAATTGTACTTTTTCAACCATACCTTTAGCGGTTTCTTGTTTTGTTGCTATACAAAGTACTGTTTTATCTTTGTTAAATAACATTGTCCATAAAGAGAAACCAGCAACCAAAGTAGAGATACCTAACTGTCTAGATTTATTAATAATAGAAAAACGATTATTTCTAAAATCATTCAGTACTTGTTCCTGAAATGGATATAGGTGAAATAATATTCTACCTTTTGTTGGATGAGTAATATAACAATATTTGCGAAAAAAATGTACAGGATTAGTTGCACATTTTATATATTCTTGTTTTATTATTTCTTTAATATTGGCATCAGCCATAATTTACACTATTGTTTATATATAAATATATAAAAAAGCCCAACTAACGTTGGGCTATGACAATATATAAAATTATATAAACTTATTTAAGCAAGTTGTAATATTCTTTAAAGTGTTTTATACGATCAGCTAATCCAATAGTACCACCATTAACACGCTTTGTAACAGAAGTTACAACAGCATCAGTAGCACCACCGTCAGCAATCTTATGTAATCCGTTTTTATGGAAAAACCAAGCAGCTGATAATAAGGGGTATTTTGTAGCTACTAAATCAGGATTGTCTATAATTGATTCAGCGACTACAGCATCGAACGCTTTGTAGTTATCTTTACCAGTTAATTGAATGTACCCACGTCCGCGGAACTTCCAACCCTCACCTGATGCTTCAGGGCCATTGCCCATTCTACCACCATAAACTAGGTTAGCAATTTTCTCAGGCTTGCGCTCATATAAAGCCGCTTTTGTTCCATCAGGGAAATATTTTTTAAATATTCCTATTAGTCCTTTAGCGCTGTAATTTAAATTTTCTGTAACAGCTTTAAAACCACCACTTTCATGTCCGGCTTGAGCTAAGAAGTGTGCTAAGCGTAATGGGGTGTTTAATTCAAATTTTGCAATTGTGTCTGGTAACTGTGCAATAACAGTGTCAGGGATGTGTCCCTTTAGTTTGTTGATGTCCATTTTACTTTATTTTATTATTTAATAGATGATCCTATAACAATAAATAACCACAGAGCTATTGCTCCAGCAAATCCTATTGTTGTTCTTTTTAATACTTTTCTATCCTCAAACTGCATCTTCTTGTATCTTTCTATCTCTTTTAGATATACTTCGTTTAACAAAATAGATTGATTAAGTGATTGCTGAGTATTAGTTAAATCAGTATTGGTTTTGATTAGATTTTCGTTTGTTATTTTTAAATTTTCTTTATTTTCAGTTAAAGAAATATTTAGTAATTGAATACTATCTTTTAATTTGATAAACTTATTATCAATTGCTTTTGCTTGTGGTACAGTCATTATAACAACTTCCTTACCCTTAATAGTCTTAGTAGTCGGATATTGTGCTGATGTGATAAGGCTGACCATCATCATCACTATCGTCAAGCTGATTTTTAAGTTCATTATTTTCTTGTTTTAGCTGTTTAATTTCTTTTTCCATTTTTTTAATCTTCTTTACAGTTTTTTCTACTTTCCCTGTAACAAGACTATCACTTTTTTTATTCGCTTCATCCACAACTGTAAGGTTTTGTTTACTTTTTCCAATAAGATTATCAATCGTTGCATATTCGTTTGTTTTTATTTCTTTTACTTTAGAATCTTTACAACTTATAAATAATAGAGTTGCTATCAATACTACGTATTTCATATTATTTTATTTTACCTAATTCTTGTAATACTGCTATTTTAGAAGCAGCTGCTGCTAATGTGCTATCAGATTTTCTGAGGGCTGTAGTCAGATCATCTACCTTACTTTCAAGCTTTTCTATCTTTTCGTTTTGTACTTTTTGTGTAGATGTGTTGGTCATTTTAATATCCACATACAAATAACCAACTGCAATAATGCAGATAAACATCAAACCTTTTACTGGTTCTTTTGCAAATTCTTTAAAACTAATAGGAGGTTTTACTGCACCTGCTACGCTTTCTGCTGTTGATTTTTTGGGAGCCATAGTTATAAATTTTCGTTTTGTGATTCGTCTTCTGATTTTTTCTCGTACTTATGATTTATGAATTTATCAACAGATGCAATACCAAATGCACCTAAAGTCATAATCAAAAATGAATTAAAAATAAAATCGTTGATTAAAAGTTGTTTTCCCATGTAACCTGTGATTATATCTACACAGGCAAAAATAACCATCATTAAAAAGGATGCAAAACCAATTACAGATTTTTCATTGATGTCATTACCATCTCTGAAAAGATTTGATAAGAATTTTTTCATGTGCTTTTAATTTTGATTGATGAAAAAAGGTTATAATACTTTCGTACTATAACCAATTTCATTGATAAATATATAAACTAACTAAAAAGAATAACTATTTTGTTATATATAAATACCCTAATACTCCCCCAATAGCAACACCCGCTATTTGCATAAATCTTATTTTAACTTTTAATCGTTTATTTTGTTTTCTTAAATCCTCTAACCACAAACCTTGTACCTTAAACTTCTCTTGTTCGTTTGTAATACGTTGTTCGTACATAATACCTTTATTTTCTAAAGATTTTACTATCTCTCCTTGAACAGCTACTTTTTGTTTAGTAAGATCTAATTCTTCTACTGTTACTTTATGTATAGCCTTCAAGCTATCGCAGCTAACTAATTCTTTTACAATAGATTTAGCTATCGGAGTTGGTACTTTAACTGTGTCCTGAGATAGAGTTACAAGAGGACATAATAATAAAATAAGTAATAACTTCTTCATATTAATAATTATATCTTGCTTTAAAGAATGAATCGATCTGTGCAGTATTATATTTGCTAACTTTATCACCTAAGATCTGATAGTGGTTATGTATTTCTGTTTTCTTAGTATCTAAACCATTAATGGCTAAATCAAGACTATCCATATGACCTTTATAAACAGATATAGCACTATCGATTTGCTTTTGTTTAGCAATTAGCTCAGTATTTGCTCTATTTAATGAATCAAGAGCGTGTTTATATTCAAGTGGTATTTCCTGTTTGGGAGTAAAAACATAAATCATTAAGTACATTGCTACTAAACCACCTATAGTATATAAAACTAATTTGCCGTACTTATTTACGTATTCCTGCATAATATTGCATTTTTCTTAGTGTGTATTCATCCATTGCTTCAGCTATTGTTTCTTCTTCATCTTCGATGTCTTCAATTTCAGGAGCTGTAGTTTCTTGTCCTGTTTTTTTCTTTAAATAATCAGAACTAGCTACTAAAGCACTAATTTTATCTTCAAGTGATTTTTTTAATGCTTGTAAACGCTCAATATCAGAAGAAGGAATATCTTTAATATCACCAGCAGTTCCACCTTTGCTACGTTTCATTTTTATGATATTAGATTTAGTAGCATCTAAACGTTGCTTTAAATCACCGTATTTCATGAACGCTTCATAATCTTCATCTGACATGTCTGAGGTAGCTACAGGTTGGCCATCTATTTCACCCGCTGTAGGTTCTTCTTCTGCATTAAAATCTTCTTCATTTCCTTCATCATCATTTGATGCTGCTGAAAAATATTTATCTAAATCACCTTTTCCAATTAAAAATGCTTCAGGGCCTGTTACTGTTTCTTCTTCATCTTCACCAGGAGCTCTTGCAGGTTCAACTTCACCTCCAGCACCTAACTTAACTAGCACACCTGCATCTAACAAACCGTTTACTACAGCGTTTGCTATTTGAGGGCGAACAAAACCAAATTGGGCTTGTAACTGTGATTTTTCAGCACCTGGATTTTCACGAAAGAAATTAATAATATCTGCCATTGGTGTACCGCTAACTCTATTGTCAACATATGGGCTTGCATCAAAGTTAGGATCTGCTAATCTAAACCCTTTAGCAAGGCGAGCCATTTCTTCTATATCTCCTTCAGCTACAGCTGCTTTATTTTGTTGGAGATCTTTTTCTTCTTCAGCAGAGGCTTGTTGGTCTAAATCAATAGCTTGTTGGCGAAGTTGGGTTGCTTTCATTTTTAGATTTTTAATCTTAGCAGCATCCTCAACTAATACTTCATCAATAGCTTCGCGTATAATTCTGCGTAGTTGTTTGGCTTTCATTGTTTTTAATTCTTGTAGTGTTATGTCCATAAATATTAAAATAATTGTGAAATAATAGTAGCTATGCGCTCCTCTGTTGTTCCTTTAACTGTAATTAATTTAGTTGGTTTATATTCAACTAACATTTCTTGAATAGTAATGTCAATTTGTTTACGATATTCTGCGTTAGTTTCTCTGACGCCATTATTTTCTATTTCAACGCCTTCAGGTGAAACATAAATAACAGCATCATATTCATTACGAATAGCCATTAATACTTCTGTGAAATTGCGTTTCTCAAACCATCCTATGGATTTTGCACTTAATGTAAAAGCACAAACATCATATATGGTTCTATCAGTAATAATATTAGGTTGCATTAATTCAATACTGCGTTCAGCAGCAAACACTAATTGACCTTTTAATGTAGAATCAGTATTTAAAGAAATACCCATATCGCGTAGATATTTACTACGCTCAGTTTGAACAGCATATCCTTTAAATTGTTCTAGCTCACCTAGTGCTTTTGCTAGAGTGCTTTTCCCACATGACATAGTTCCTGTTAATCCAATGCGCATAATTTATTTGTTTTTGTTTCTGTTGTTTATTTTTTTCATTTGACGTGCTGTTTTCTTTTGTTGTGTATTATCTTTAGCACGTTGTTTGATTCGTTTTTCAGCTCCTGCTTTATACTTAATCTCAACATTAATAGGACCTTTATCAAATTTATCTAGATCATAAACCCATGTTTCAATAGTATCTTCATCTTCGTAAATGCGGGTAAATTTTTTCATAACGTAAAATTAAGAAGAGGATCTTGACGATCCTCTAATTTTTATACTCTAGCTCCTGATGCTTTACCAACTGATGTTTTGTAAAATGGAACTCCATTTGCATCTTTTTTTCTATCTTCCCATTGATCTTTAGTATACTTAAATCCAAAAAGATAATATTCGGCTTGGCGTTTGTTGCCTTGGGGAAGAAAAGCTGCTCCATCCCAATTATGCATTTTATTTACACCATCAACGTTAATATAATGAACTACTGTTTTGTCTGCTGTGATCAGCTTTTTTGTTTCGAAAATTTCTTTCATGTGTTTTTTGTTATAAAGATATAAAGAAGATTTTGATTATCCTCTATTTCTCTTTATAGCATCTTCGGCATCTTTCTTTTTGAGAAGAGATTCTAGTCTCTTCATTTGAGTTACAGCAAATTGTTTTTGAGAAGAAGTTAATTCATCATTAACAGCATTTTCTACAAACGAAATAAATTCTGCTTCAGGTAATGTATATAATTTAGCAAAAAACAATTCACGTACACGAGCATCTTCTACATCACTTTCATTATATAATTTAGAGATAGCATCATATATAAATTTTCCATATTGTAGATCACGAGGTTCATTAGATAATTTATCTACTGCTCCTACTATAGCTTGATTCTTTTCTCTGTCAGGACCAAATCCTTTAGTACCAACAATTTCATACAATCCTTTTACAATTTCATGTACAAGCATTGGGAAACAAATTGCTTTAGCTTTAATAACGAACTGTTTCTTTTCTTCATCATATTGCATTTCACTTTCGCCACCTTGTGATTTTTGCCCTTGTGCTAACATACTTAGCATCATAGCAATAGCATTTTCATCGTCGTAAATACCAAATGCTAATTTAAGTATTTCGTTATATTTTTCTACTAATGCTGGGTTGATTTGGTCTATGTATTCTTTAAAAAGCATAAAGCCAAAGGCACCTCTAATAGAAGCTCCTTGTGTGATACCATTTATAATGCGACGTTTGGCTTTTAGTTTTTCAGGATTATCATCACCAAAATCAGGTTGAGCAGGATCTTCATTACCACCCATATCAATATTCATATCTCCCATCCCTACTATTTTAGCATCAATTCTGATATTCTGCATATCAATAATAGGGTAAGCGTCTGTTACCATTTGAGCTGCTACCATTTCAAGTTCATCACGATATCCTTCTTCGGCATCAATGATTTCATCAAGTAATCCTTGAGTAAGTCTCATTGTTTGCATCAATGACTTATTACCAAGCATTTGGCGTAATGATTCACCTGATTTGCCTTTTAAGGCTGCAATGGTTTTAGGGGAGAATATTTTTTCGTATTCTACTTCTAATAGATTGGTCATTATTTGTATTTCTTTTCAGTTAAAGAATTATAACGATCTATAATTTTTTTAATCATTTCACGCTCTGCCTTAGGATTAACTTTTGGTAAATCACTAGGTGAAAATGTTAAATCATCTTCATCTTCGTTTGGGGTAATTTCTGTGTCTGTATCTACATCAGGGTCAGCTACTTCAGGTTCAGGGCCCCACATATTTTCTTTTAATTTCTTTTTATCTAAAAGCTCTTTATATCTTTCATACTCAGAACGCGATATAGCAGACTGAGATTGGTTAGCATATTTTAATTCATCTTCAATCTTCTGCAATTCTTGTTGCTCTTCTGGTGTTAAGGCTTCTTTTAATTCTTGTTTAATGATACGACGTATAGTTTCTTTTATTGAGCTTTGAGCTACATTTATTCTTCTTATTCTGTTATTTTCTAAAAAGCTTACTATTTGATCATCACTTAAATTTTGTTGATCAGCAGCACCCATTGTTTTTCCTGTTTTTGTATCTATATATCCTATATTTCC